AAGTAAAGCAGCTAAAGCAATGGCGGCCGCAAATGCTGAATTTCGCCCTATATCTCGTGAGATTATATTAGGTAAGAAAAATTTTATATTAGATGGTACAGCAGCATCACCAAAACCTACCCTAGAGCTTAAAAAACAACTCGAAGATTTAGGATACGATATACTAATGGTATATGTTTTTGCCTCACTAGAAAAATCATTAGAAAGAAATGATGTACGATTTAGTAAATCAGATGGTAAAGACCGCAGCTTAGCCCCAGGTATTGTATTACGTACTTGGAATAGTGTAACTCAAAATTATGATTTATACCGAAAAGAATTTGGAAATGGATTTGTATCGGTAGTTAACGACAAAGCATTAGAGAAAGGTGAGCCTATGAAATCTTTAGAAGATTTAGTAGATAAATACCTTACACCATATACCCCAACAGATACTAAACCTAAAACAGACAAGGAAAAAGAAAGAAGTGAGGCATCAAAGGTAGAACTCGAAAACCAAATAAATGATTTTGTAAATTCAAATAAAATTGAAGATATCAAGTCAAGTTCTGTATCTAAAGACGAAGCAAAATCACGTGTAAATCAATTTTTTTCATGAATTACGAAAAATTAGGTAAAAATATAATTGAGCAACTGCTCATGGAGGACTTTACGGAGAAAGTATCTCTATACCCTGGTGCTTTTAAACCCCCACATAAAGGACACGTTCAAATAGCATTAGATTCCTTTGATTATGATACATCTAAACTAATATTATTTATTTCTTCAAAAGCAAGAGAAGATATTGAAGTAGAAAAATCACTAAAAGTATGGGAACTATACAAACAAAACATCCCAGGTTTAAAAAATTTAGAAATAATTACAACACCTTCCCCAGTTTTAGCAGTATATAATTACGCTAAAGACAACCCTACCCACGATATTAAAGCTGTATTTGGTAAAGGTGAAGGAGATCGTTTTAAATCTCTATCCAATAAAGAAAAATACTTCAATGTTGAAATATTCAATGCTGGAACTGTTGGTAATTTTTCATCAACAAATCTACGTCAGGCAATTCGTAATAAAGATATAGAAGTAATATCCTCATTCATACCTGATGAGGTAAACGTAGATGATTTTTTATCTATATTTCAATTAAACGAAGCTATAGTTGGTGATGAAATACACTGTGATGGTTGTGAATGGCATTGGAAAATAGCTGACGGTGGTGATGATTTATATATGTGTCATAAATGTGGACACGATAATACACCTAAATTAAGTGAAAAATTTAAACATAAAATTCAAAATCATATTAAAGAATACAAACATTATGTCTTAAATGAATTATTTGAAAAAGATTTACCCATTATTAAAAAAACATCACCCTTAGAATATATTGTAGGAGATGGGGAAGATATAGAAGCAAAATATTATTTTAAATTTGAAGATTGGGATGATGATTATTCACTAAATTGGAAATTTACAGATAATAATAATAATAAATCTCCCGAAGCTTGGAAACAAGTAACAACTACAGTTTTTAAAGTTTTAGAAGATTGGTTACAAACTAACTCCCCTAAATCTATATTTATATCTGGCAATACCAGTTCTAAAACCCTTATATATAAGAATTATATATTAAAGCTTCAAACTTTACTTAATAATAGATATGTAATAGACAATAGTCAAGAAGAAGGAGTAACAATACGTTCTATTGAGGAATCATATAAATCTTCAATTAACAAACGTATGGATTCATTAAATGAATCATATAAACAATCTTTAAACTACTATCAAAATGGGGATTTAAATTCTAAAAGTAGAATTGAACAATGGAACTCTGTTAAAAAGTTAATAGAAAGAAAAACTTTAAAAGAAATTTATAAATTAGTTGAAACTGGGGAATATAGTGATGAAAGCATTAATATACTACTTTCTGGAGAGGAACCAGTTGTTCCTAAAAAATTTAAAACACAGGAAGATAAATATCTTCAAGAGGCGAGATATAAAAAATTCTTAAACGAAAGCTGGGATACAAATAAAGCACGCATTATAAACGCGTTCCTAGATTATTGTACGGATTATCTGTCTATCGATAGACCTAGCATTAAATTAATTAATTCACCTGAATATACGCAACAATATCATAGTTTTGGAGGTTATGTTCCTTCAAATAATAAATTAATGGTTGTAGTTCATAACCGAAATATGGCTGATATTTTAAGAACCATAGCACATGAAATGGTTCACCACATGCAAAATCAGGATGGTAGATTAGAACCTACATCTGGAGAAGACGGCTCACCAGAAGAAAATGAAGCACATTCCTTAGCCGGTGTTATAATGAGACAATTTGGGAGAAACAACCCACAAATATATGAATACAATAAAGGGTAGTTTAATGGATTTACTTAAAGAAGATATATCAAAATCTTATACGATTTATGTTGATATGGATGGGGTTTTAACTGATTTTGAAAGACGTTTTGAACAATTTGCGGGTGTTACCCCTGAAGAATTTATAGCTCAAAAAACAATAGAATTTGGAAAATCTAAAGCCACTGAACAATTTTGGAGTTTAATAGACAACCAAATTGGTGTTAGATATTGGGCTGGAATGACTTGGATGCCCGAAGGAGAAAAACTATATAATTATATTAAAAAACACAAACCCACAATCTTAACATCACCCTCCAGAGATGAATCATCTCGTATTGGGAAAGGTGTTTGGATTAAAAGAAATACACCTAATACCCCATATAAATTTGGATTTGGAGCAAGTGGTAAAGAAAAATTTGCAACTCCTACCTCCATTTTAATTGATGATCGAGAAGATAATATACAATCTTGGAAACAGGCAGGAGGTATTGGTATAATATTTAAATCAACAGATCAAGTTATACACGAATTATCAAAAATAGGCTTATGAAAGAAACTCAATTAAATAAACAATTTACTGAAAGAGACCTACAAAGAGCACGAAACATAATTTCAGGTAACACCTCAAATACTACTCGCATCCAAACAGGTTATGAGAAAAAAAAGGAAACATATAAAGAAGGTGATATTTGGGAAGAAAATGGTAAAAGTTGGACTATAATAAACAACTTAAAACAAACCATCACCAAACACGATAAAATAAGAGAACTTACTCAACTACCCCTTGTTTGCCCTTCATGTAATAGTTCATTTAAACCAACACCCCTAAATAAAAAAATGTGGTCATACCATAAAATTTGTTCGGATTGTGTTATAGATATGGAAACTAAATTAAGAATAGAAGGTAAATACGAAACATATGCTAAAAACATAATGAATCAGAATAAAAATGCTTTTTTAACAGATTACGAACAAGCTGTAGAAGAATATGCTACAGCCAATGACGATACTTTTATGTCTGAAGCTGGTGATATTGAAAATTGGAGTAAAAGTAAGGTATCACCTGAAGTACTTAAAATGTTAAAAGACAATATTAAAAAATTAAAGGAAATTGAATTATAATACCTATACATATTTATAATAGAATAATTTTTATACCATGAAAAAACAAGAATTAAAAAATCTCATTAAAGAAAATATATCTGAATGGTTATCTGAAAGGATGGCATTAGATATGTCCCAGGAAGAAGCTTCAAGTGGAGATATGGCTTATACTGAAAAAGTTAAATTAGAGGAAGCCTCATTAGATTTTGAAGATAAAGTTACTAAAGACGGTAATATTTATCTTGTGAGAAAACCTAATAAAGAAACTGCAGAAGGGGGTATTGTTCAAGAAGTATCTTTACAATCTTTAATTAATGATGGTGAATATATTGGAGCCTTTACTACAGGGGTTCAAGCCTTAAGTGCTGGTAAAAAGGCATTAAAAGCTAGAGATACCCAAATGAAAGAAACCTATCAAAAGGGGAAAGATAAGCTTAAAACTCTTGAAAGTTCACTTGATGAAATCAAAGCTTCTATCGAAAAGAACATGGCAGAAGCCACTGCTAACCCTACTATGCGTGAAACAATGCAAACTAAATCCAATAGCATGCTTGAAAAACTTACTCAAGTAGAGGCCATGATTGAAAGATTAAAAGGTGGTCTTGAAAAAGAAGGATTGCGTTTAGAAAAGAAAAAGCCTTCTAAGGACGATACTAAAATGGACGATAAAAAAACTGACAAGAAAGACGACAAGAAATAAAAGTAGGTAAGTAAATAATGAAGAGTTTAAATAAAGTAATTGTAAAATTTTTTAATAAACATACATAAAATAGTTTATGAACCAACTAACACTCCGATATTTTCTTAGAGAAACTATAGAAAAAGTTGCAAAAGCAATAAGTAAGTTTTCTTTAGGAGATAAAGTAACCACAGTTGATGGGGATATGGCTAAAGTAACTATGGCAGAGCACCCTTTTTATACTGTAAAGTTAGAATCTACGGGCATAACAAAGTCATTTAGTTTTAAAGATTTAGCTCCCTATAAAGAAAAAGAAATATCCCAAACATCTGAAGGCATTATTCTTAATGAAGGAGTAATAGTTTCTGCTGGTTTAGAATTTCATGTTAAAAACAAACTCAACATATCAGAATGTGTATATCGTATAGGGTCAAAATCATATATTGAATTTTTTGCTGAAGTACGTGAGATGTTTAATGAAGGTGCTATACAATTAAATGAAAATGACAAATATTTAATACGTAATACAGATATTGGAGAATATGGTATATTTGAAGGGAAAGAAGTCGCTTTAGATATACCTATGTTAAATGGAGGAGAAATTGAAGAAGCAGAATTTAAAGGAAAAGACGTCTCACTAAACAAACCCAAACGTGGAGGTTCAAAAGCTTATTATGTTTATGTTAAAGACGGAGACAAAGTTAAGAAAGTATCATTCGGTTCTGGTGGGTTAAGAGCAAAAATTAATAATAAAGATGCCCGCAATGCCTTTGCTGCTAGACATAATTGTGATAAGAAGAAAGATAGAACTACAGCAGGTTACTGGTCATGTAATCTTCCACGTTATGCCAAAGCCTTAGGTTTGGGTGCTAATAAAAATACGTTTTGGTAGGATGGCGGCATACATAGATTACGAATATCTTGGATATCAGGTTAGACATTTTTCACATGACACAGAAAGTGCCGATTTAGTTTGGCATCGAGATAGATGTGACCGATATATAACTCCTATAGGAAATACTGACTGGCAAATACAATTCGACAATGAATTGCCTATACCAATAAATGATTGTATATTTATACAAGAAGGGAGATATCATAGAATAATAAAAGGTAAAGGACATTTAAAAATACTTATAAATGAACAAAAGTAAAATCACAAAAGCTTTACATGAACTTCTGCTAGAAGATAAAAATTTAAAAAATTTATTGGTTAATAAATTATCTAAAACACCCACTACTTTAAATGAAAACCTAGCCCCTCCACTAAACATGGGTCAAGTTGAAAATGTATATAAGGTGCTAGTAGATAATTTTGGTAAAGACCATATAGAAGATATGTTTACCTTAGGAGCATTAGATTTATACACTATGTTAGTTGATGGTGGTTTTGCAGGTATTCAAGAAGAAAAAGGACATTCACCCCAAATTGGAACAACATCAGGCCTTACCCCAGATATATTAAACCAAATCTTAAAAATCATAGCGGATGATACCGAAGATGTGAATGAGGAAGTAGATAACAATACATCACCCTTACAAAAACTAACAACCCAACTACAAACAAAATACCCAGACTTAGATTTTAAATTCAAAGGGGTATTTCAAGATCAAATTTCTGTAAAAGGTAATAAATCTAAATTACAAGATTTTGTTAAAGATAATCCAAAAGGTTTTGGTAAATATAAGGTAGATGTCATAGATCATGATGACAGAGACGATACAGTAAGCATAAGCGAAGCAGACCGTCCAGGTTTATGGGCAAATATTAGAGCAAAACAAGCTAGAGGAGAAAAACCAGCACGTAAAGGTAGCAAAGCATTTAAAATTGCTAAATCCGCAGGAGATAAAATTAATAAAGAAAAATAATATTTATATTAAAATATACTAATAATGGAACCATTCAATTTAAAAGATTTTATTATCGAAAACCAATTAGGTGCTTATTCTAAACTCTCTATGGAGAAAAAAGGCAAAGACCTAGACAAAGATGGAGATATAGATTCGAATGATTACCTGGCTGCTAGAGATGCTGCTATTAAAAAATCCACCCAAACTGAGGATTTAGATGTGGGACATCAAGATGATGAACCCTCAATGTTGAAGTCTGAGTTATATAGAGCCGCTAAGATGGCTTCAATGTTATATAAAGAATTAGATAAGTACGATAATATGCCTGGGGAAGTAGATTTTCCACAATGGTGGCAGGCTAAGATTATTAAAGCCAACCTATATCTTAGCTCAGCATTCGATTATTTAGATGGTAAACAAAAAGTAGCACAAATAGATTCTATGGGAGAAGCATCAATTTCTATTTTCCCCAAACCAACAAAATCTTTAAATGCTGAAAATAGTATTTATGAAGATAAATTAGAATTTAAAGTAGGAGATAAAGTAACATACCTAAGACACCCAGCTGTTATTACAGCCTCTGGAACAGACATAATGGATAGACCTATATATAGTGTATCTTATGATAAAGGTAATGGTGATACAAAAGTTACAAACATATATAATAAAGATGGTGAAATTAAAAAAGCAATATCTGAAACTACCAAAGGTAATATAGTAAGCGAAGAAGTACACGGACAGAGTACATTGCATAAATTAGCAAAATCTAGCGATTCTTATCAAGAATTTAAACAAAAAGCACAAACTCACCTAAACAGTATATCAAAAAGCACCCTAAACCTACCAAGTAAACTTACACTAAGTACAGTAGCTAGTTTAAAAAATATTTGGAATGAAAGAAATGATGATGAATATGATACTGTAAATGAAATATCTGAAACTAAAACCGATTATGATTTTTCTGAACAAGAACTAATTAGAGTTCTTAGACAACTTAAAACAGGTGCTTCTACCGAAGTTGATATGATAAGAGCTTTTGAAAAAGCACTAGGTAGAAAACTTACAGATGACGAAATTAGAGGATATAAAATAGACCCAAGTCGAGTTGGTAAAGCTTCTATGGAAGAGAAAAAAGTAGAAGTAGATGATGAAACCGAATTTAAAATAACATTATCTCATTTATTAGATAAGCATGTTAAATAAAACCCAATTAATTCAACTACTCGAGCAAGAAGTAGAAGATTTTATTCAATCTCAAGCAGATAAAGTAATTTCTTTTGAGGATGATCCTATGGAATACATCCTTAATAAATATCCTTCACTAGATGGGACCTTAGATGACTTATTAACTCCTAGTTATCGAGATTATATTACAGGTATATATGTAATGGCACCTAAACCAACAACATTCAAAATATTATTACATAACGGCCAACACTTTTACCTTATTTATGCTAAAGATTCTTACATAGCTAAAATCTCAGGTAAAAAATATTACTTACTCAACATAGGGGAAGAGGAATATGCTATAAAATCAATAGCTGAATTGCTTACTTTAGGTACTCCTCCAGGTTCACAGGGCCCAGATGTTGAAGAAGAAAATATTACAGATGCCTCTAAAGAAACTGAGGAAGATGGAATATCATCTGAAGATGAAGGTGGTGATGATGAAGAATTAGCAGAAACTAAAGAAGTTGAAGTTAAAAAAGTAGAAAAACCAATTCGTACTTTACCTCTTAAATTTAAAATTTTAAAAGAAAGCGTAGAAATAAAAAAACCACTCCTTAGGTTTAGAATATTAAAAGAAAATAATTTTAATGCTTTATCCTTTTTTGATTTAGCTAAGCGTGGGGGTTTTAGATTTCAAATATTAGCAGATAAAATAAAAAATGGATCTGCATTCGAACTTGTAGGTGGTAATTCAACTCCCCTTAAATTTATTAATCCTGACCATGCTGATATCTTCTCTAATGGAGATTCAAATGAGATAAAAAAACTATCCACAACCAATATCAATTCCTTCAACTTCTTTAAAGACGATGCCGGTAAAGAATACTCTATTAAAGACTTACAAAAGAACTCAGATTTTGGTGGTAGAGGTCAAGGATCCGGGACTATAGTAGAAGACTATAACCTAAAATTACTTAAAGACCAAATATCTTTATTAAAAGAAGAAAATAATGGACAGCCTATAAATGTTACTGTAGGAAATCAAACATATAATAATATCATAGATGCAGAATCCCAAAAAGGATCACCTAAATCTGATTTTAACTTAATAGATATTAAAGGTAATCCAGTTGTCTTTATTTCACATAAAAAAGCTGGTGGTAAAGGTGCTTCGGCAAATGATTTCATCAGATGGAGTGGATATACAATGTACAAAGACCACCCAGAAGTTAAAGCCTTTAATGTAGCATTATCTAAATGGATAAACGAAAACAATATAGGTGAAGGTCTACCTAACAAATCCCGTTTTATATCTCGTATTGAGGACAAAGAACTTATTCAAAAATTAATATATGGTCCAAAGTATGGTGAAAGTTTTAGTAAAGATAATGTTAACATTATTTTACAAGGTAAAATCGATTTAAAACCTAAAGGAAACAATACATACGAATTAACATCTCAACATGATGAAATTCCTCCATCTATTCCTAAAGGAGAATATTACCCATACTTAACATCAGCATATAGGGCAGACAGAGAGATGTTTGGTATAAAAAATAATGAAGCTATAGTGATGACAAAATTCCAATCTAATGCTTCTTCAAACGTTTATGAACTTCAAAATGGGAAGTTTGTTAAAGTAAAATAAATTTAGAATATTTATAACATATATAAAATAACCACATAAAAATTAGGCTACCCAAGAAAAATTTCGTATCTTTATAAAAGAAAGATAACATCAATTAAAAACAAATAACATAAAAACAAATAACATAAAAATAAATAAAAGGTAAAATAAAAACAAAAAAACTTATAGAATAGATTCATAGCCTATTCGATTTAAAATATAATATAAGCATCTGTGGCGCTTCTAATTTGGAGTTGCCACTTTTAGTTCGTATATTTAACAGTTAATAAAAAACACACAATGGTAAAAAACGTAGTAATAATTGGTGCTGGAGTAGCGGGTGTAAACGCTGCCACAAAATTAGTTGACAATAACTTTGATGGAAAAATTACCATTATCGATATGGGACACAATCCATATAATCGACCTTACGACGATGTAATGACTGGTTTTTTAGGAGCTGGTGGTTGGTCTGATGGTAAATTAACTTACCACACAGAAATCGGAGGTCAATTATCAAAATATTGTGGTGATGAAAAAGCAATGGAGTTGATGAACCAGGTAATCGAGAATTTTAAACGTTTTCACCCTAAACCAGAAGAAGTACAATGCTCAAACCCAATAGAGGAACCAGATTTCATTAAACCTTATTTCGGTTTACGTTTATTCCCTGTATGGCACGTTGGAACAGATTATCTACATGAAATAGGTAAAAATTGGTTCGATTTTTTAGAATCTAAAGGTGTAGAGTTTATATGGGAAACTAAAGTAACGGATATTGATTTTGAAGATAATAAAATATATTATCCTGAAGTAGCAAAAATGGATAGTGGTGGATTACCTGGAGGTATGAAATGGTTTAATAATAAAACATTAGAATATGATGAATTAATATTTGGTGTAGGTAAATCAGGCATAGACTTTGGTAAGAAATTAGCAGAAAAATATGATTTACCAACGGAAGCCAAATCAGTCCAAATTGGTGTTAGGTTCGAGGCACCACAAGAACATTTCCAAAAACTAATCGATGTATCTTACGATTTTAAATTATATAGAAAATACGAGGATAAAGGCGTATCTCTACGTTCATTCTGCACAAACAACAATGCTGCATACGTTGCCGTAGAAGACACTTATGGTAACCATAGTTACAATGGTCACGCTAGAAAAGACGAGAAATATAGAAACAACATGACAAACTTTGGTATCTTAATGGAGATTCAAGGTATAGAAAACCCATTTGAATGGTCAAGAAAGGTTGTATCAAAATTACAGAAAGAAGGTACGGGACTATACTATAGTCCAACAAGAAAACCATCAACCACTTCTGAAGGTAAAAATGTATCATCTATTGAAATAGATAGACTACACGAGGTAACCAAAATTATGCAACCATATTTCCATTATATATTAGATTTTATCGAGGATATGAAGAAAGTATTCCCAACATTAAAAGACGATTGGGGTATTTACATACCAGAAGTTAAATATTTATCCCCTGAACCTTTAGTTAATTATTCTAATTTAAGCCTTACAAAATATGAAAATGTTCACTTCGTAGGAGACGCTCTCTCAGCTAGAGGAATAACTGTTAGTGGTGCGCAAGGTATTTATGTAGCAGAATCAATATCAAAAGAGGAATAACAGTTATATGAAAATATTCACTCCATCAGAGACGCTCTCTCAGTTAGAAGAACTCCAATATTTAGTTCACAAGGAATCTACGTTGCCGAAGGACTTATCAAATGAAGAACTCGGGCAAATGTTAGAGGCTGTTGATTTACATTTTTTATATAACTACAATTCCGATTCACTTTTCTCTAAAAAATTTGAAGAAATAAAATTATTTTTAGATTTACGCAGTGAAGTTATAGAGAAGTATAATATTATGGGTGACTAATATATTTATATATGTTAAAACCTCATAATGGAAGAAAATTTATTTACTACAATCATAGCCATTGCCTCTTCCGTTGGATCGGTTGGAGCATGGAGGTTTTATGAAGCAAGGTTAAAATATAAAGCTGATAGAGAATCACACCCCCAAAGAGCTAATGAACGTTTTATATTAGATCTTCAATCCCGTGTTACTAAACTTGAAGCATTATTAATCCAATCCTCAGAAGATAAAGATATTATGAGGGAAACTATAACAGACCTATCCTCAGAAGTAGCTGCACTTAAAGTCAAAACTAAATTCCTTGATGAGGAAAATAAAAGTTTAAAAGATAAAAGAAATATACGAAAATAGTAGGAGGAGCGAAAGCTCCTTCGTATATTTACGTGTTAAAAAAAAACAAATAAAGGTTATGGATTACAACTTAGATCACATTTTTGGAAATGTATTAGAACAGTTTAACGATATAGTTGAAACTGGAGAAAAATTAATAAAAAAATTAAAAGAAGATAAAGAAAATTTGGATTCACAAATTTAAGTTAATATATTTACATATGAAAAAGAGTACACAAGAAGAATGGTCAACTAGAAATATTACCACTCCTGAAGGGGTGAAGATTACATTTTTTGATAATAAATTTCATAACTGGAATGGTCCTGCTATTAAATATCCAAGAAGTGAAAATAAACCTGATGAATATTATCTATACGGATTCGAATATGATAAAGAAACATGGTTAGAATTCAGAAGAGATAGAAATGGTGTAGCCCCTGATAAAAACCCACAAGTTCAATCAAGATTTTAAAAAGAAAAATTATGAAAATAGGAATGTGCGGAACAGTTTCAGTTGGCAAAACCACTTTAGTGAATGCTTTAAAAGATTTAGAACAATTTGAGGGTTATGAATTTGCTACTGAACGTAGTAAATATCTTATGGGATTAGGTATCCCATTAAATACTGATTCTACATTAAAAGGTCAAACGGTATTCTTATCCGAACGTTGTTCTGAATTAATGAAGGAAAATGTTATAACAGATAGAACTATAATTGATGTAATGGCATTTACACAAAGTGCTAAATCCATTGATTTAAAGGATAAAGAATATTTTATAGAGTATGCTGTAAATTTTTTAAAAGAATATGATTATATATTTTATATTTCTCCTGAAGGTGTTGATATTGAAGATAATTCAATAAGGGAAACCAATGAAGATTATAGAAATTTAATAGATAATACAATTACACATTTTACTAGAATATATGGGCATAGAATTAAAAATCTACATATGTTGAAAGGTACAACTAATGAGCGTATTGAGCAAATGCTTGGGTTTATTAAATCATAATATTTATGTATAAATAATATATCATATGGAAGATAATTTTAGCATTATAAATTGGAAAAACCAAACTCTTTATAAAGAATCATACGATGGTAATGATCATTATGTGAAATATTCAAAAACCAACGATACTTACCAAGTATGGAAAGGTAATGAAATTGTAACAGATTTTTCAACTAAGGAAAGAGCAGAAACTGAATCTAATAGACTTAATCTTTTATCTTCTATAGAAATTGCTAATAGAGAACAAGATGAATTTGAAATGCCTTCTCAACAGTATGTAACACGTTATCTTGAAAGTAAAGGAAAACAACTTCATTACCTTTATAGCAAACCCGTAAAGGATTGGGATGAATATGACCGGTCTAACTTTATAAGCATGTCTAGAAAATTAAAAGAACAAGACGATTTCGAGGACGATGAAATATCAGTTGAAATCCCTGGTGACGAAGATAATGCACCCGCTGGTGATAAAGAACTAAACAAAAAACTATCCAGACAAGATATCACAATTAAAAAATATAAAGAAATAAGTGCCAAAATGCAGTTAAATCTTCAAAATTTTAAGAATGCTACCAATAACAATGATAAAGAAATAGCCAAAAACTCATTAAAACAACTTACTCCTGAATACCAGGCAATTAAGAAAGCGTATGAGGATTTAAAGGGTATTAATATATAAAAATGTTATACAAAAATAGGTTTGTGGTATTATTCATAGTAGGGGTATGCTTAATAATGTACTTTTTCCTTAAGACTAAAAATACCTATATAGAGGAGTATAACTCTAAAATAAAATCACTAGAAGCTAAGGTCGATTCCCTACATATTGAAAATAAACTTTTAGACAACAATATATTTGAACTTAACCTTCAAATATCAAACCTCGATAATAAGATAGACCTACAAGACAATAAGGTAGTCTATTTAAAACAAAAAACAAATGAAAAAGTTAGTTCTGTCGATCTTTTTAATGATGATGAGCTTAGTAGGTTCTTCACAGACCGTTACAAACACCTCCACGATTCAATTACAAAAACCAATAGCAAGATTAGTAATTAAAGATCTTATTATAGGAGACGCTTTAAAAGAAGAAATCTCTATATTAAGTGTTAAGATTGGATTATTAGAAAATAAAGTTATTTTAAAAGATGGCGTTATATATAATCTTAATTCTAAAGTTATAAATTATGAGAGTATACTAAATGTTAAAAATAGTCAAATTCAACTTTCCCAAGAATTATCTAAAAAACTACAACAAAATTTAAAAAAATCTCAATTTAAAAATAAAATTTTAGGTAGTAGTACAGGTTTATTGTTAATAGTAGGTGCTGTAATTTTAATCAAATAAAATGGCAGATAATATAAAACAAATAATCCAACAAGAATTCATAAAATGTGCTCAATCACCAGTATATTTTATGAAAAAGTATTATATGATTCAAAACCCTAAACAAGGTAGAATCAAGTTTAATCTTTACCCATTTCAAGAAAAGGTACTTCAACATATGCAGAATGAAGACTACCTTATTATAAACAAATCTCGCCAATTAGGTATATCAACACTATGTTCAGCATTTTCATTATGGATGATGTTGTTTCAAAAAGATAAGAACATATTATGTATCGCTACTAAGCAAGAAACAGCGAAAAATATGGTAACCAAAGTCCGATTCGCATACGATAATCTACCTAAATGGCTACAAATTAAAACCGTTGAACATAATAAATTATCCCTACGCCTAGCAAATGGTTCCCAAATAAAAGCCACATCAGCATCATCAGATGCAGGTCGTTCAGAAGCAGTATCATTACTTCTAATTGATGAAGCTGCATTTATTGATAATATTGATGAAATATTTGCATCTGCCCAACAAACACTTGCTACCGGAGGAGGTTGTATAGCTTTATCTACACCCTATGGTACAGGAAATTGGTTTCACTCTACCTGGATAAAAGCAGAAGCAAGAGAAAATACTTTTATTCCTATAAGATTACCATGGACTGTCCATCCTGAGCGAGATAAAGAATGGAGAGATAAACAAGATATTATATTAGGCCCTCGTATGGCTGCCCAAGAATGTAATTGCGACTTTAGCACATCAGGAGATACTGTTATTGAACCTGATACCCTTAATTTTTATGAATCTACCTTTATACAAGACCCTGTTGAAAGAAGAGGTGTTGGAGGAAATTTATGGATATGGGAAATTCCTGATTATTCTAAATCATATGTGGTAGTAGCGGATGTTGCTAGGGGAGATGGGCAAGATTTTTCTGCATTTCATGTACTAGATACAGAATCAGCAACACAAGTAGCCGAATTTAAACAACAAATATCCACAAAAGATTTTGGTAATGTATTATTTTCAATAGCAACTGAATATAATGATGCTTTACTCGTAGTAGAAAACGCAAATATTGGTTGGGCTGTAATTCAACAATTAATAGATAGAGGATATCGCAACCTTTATTATTCCCCCAAAATGGATATGGGAATGGGTAATGCAGATCAATACATTTCTCGCTTTGAAAATGGACAAGGAATGATACCAGGTTTTACTACATCAATGAAGACAAGACCACTTGTTATATCCAAAATGGTTTCGTATATTCATGAACGTTCCGTTACAATACGTTCAAAACGTTTATTAGAAGAACTAAGAACTTTTGTTTGGAAACATGGTAAGGCCCAAGCCTTAGGAGGATATAATGATGATTTAACTATGGCTTTTGGTATTGGTATGTTTTTAAGAGATACAGCATTAAGATTTCAACAACAAGGTATAGATATGACAAGGGCAACACTAGGTAGTGTTCACTCTACTAATTATAAAACCCCAACTATATTTCAAACCGGTGGACAGATTTCAAACCCTTATGAGATGATAAATCCTCATGGGGATAAAGAAGATATTTCCTGGTTATTAGGATAATTAATATTTATTATATATACATAAAATGGTAGATACCTCATTATTTGGTAAATTAAAAAGATTATTTTCAACGGACGTTATAATACGGAATGTGGGGGGTAACCAATTAAAAGTAGTTGATTCAAATCAAATCCAATCTTTAGGCCAACTCCAAACTAATTCATTATTTGATAAGTTTAATAAACTTTATAGCACATCCGGGGCTTTAAATTATAACCAAACTCAAAACATAAACTTCCCAGCATCAAGAATACAACTCTATACGGATTATGAATCTATGGATACCGATGCCATTGTAGCCTCTGCTCTTGATATTGTAGCCGATGAATCTACTCTAAGAAATGACATGGGAGAAGTATTACAAATCCGTTCATCAGATGAAAGTATTCAAAAAATATTATACAACTTATTTTACGACATACTTAACATAGAGTTTAATCTATGGTCATGGTCTCGTAATATGCTTAAATACGGAGATTTTTATTTAAAATTAGAAATCTCAGAAAAATTTGGAGTGTATAATGTTATACCATTTTCCTCATATACTATAATGAGATTAGAAGGAATGGATATTGAAAATCCTGCCGATGTTAAATACAAATATGATCCCACATATTCTGTATCTGAAAGTCCTTTAGGATTTCAAACCATAACAGCTGGTATGCGTTCTGTAGCAGGAAAGGAAATTATATTTGATAATTACGAAATGGCGCATTTTCGTTTATTATCTGATTTTAATTATCTCCCTTATGGTCGATCTTACTTAGAACCAGCGAGAAAAATATGGAAACAAATGACACTTATGGAAGATGCCATGTTGATCCATAGAATAGTTCGAGCACCTGAAAAACGCACTTTCTACATTAATGTTGGTAATATTCCACCTAATGAAGTTGAGACATATATGCAACGTATGATCAACAAAATGAAAAAAACACCATATGTTGATCCCCAAACCGGAGATTATAATTTAAAGTTTAATATGCAGAATATCTTAGAGGATTTTTATATTCCTGTAAGAGGTGGTGACCAAACCACACGTATTGAAAACACTAAAGGTTTAGAGTACGCCGCTATTGATGATGTAACCTACCTTAGAGATAAATTATTTTCTGCTTTAAAAGTTCCAAAAGCCTTCTTAGGATATGAAGCTGATTTAGAAGGTAAAGCTACATTAGCTGCTGAAGATATTAGATTCGCAAGAACTGTTGAAAGAATCCAACGTATTCTTGTATCTGAATTAACAAAAATAGCACTTGTACATTTATATGCTCAAGGGTATGATGGAGCCTCTTTAACAAATTTTGAATTATCATTAACTACACCTTCTATTATATATGATCAAGAAAGGATAGCATTAATGAAAGAAAAAGTTGATCTAGCGGGTCAAATGATGGACTTAAAATTAATGCCTACAGATTGGATATATGATAATATATTCCATTTCAGTGAAAATCAATACCAAGAATATAGAGATTTAATTATAGAAGATCAAAAACGAGCCTTCCGTCAAAAACAAATATCAGAAGAAGGAAACGACCCAGCTGAATCTGGAGAAGCATATGGAACTCCTCATGCTTTAGCATCACTATATGGTTCAGGTAGATACCCAGAAAGTAAAGGTGTCCCAACAGGATATGATGTAAACGACCCTAATTACCCAGAATCTGCTTTAGGTCGTCCTAAAGAAAGTTCATCAACATATAATACCCAAGATAGTAATCTAGGTAAGGATAGATTGGGAGCCTCACGTATGAAAAGTAGTGGAGAAGCTGAGGATAGACCAGGTATGCCTAGTTCTAAATCAGGCAATGGGTTAACATTAGAAAATATAAATACTAAAGCAATTTTTGCTCAAAATGAAAAAATGCTTAAAAAATTCTTCCCAAAACAAAAAGTATCTTTATTTGAAGGTGAAAATTTACTAAATGAAGACAATATTCGTGAGGAAATTAAATAATATTAATATTTATAGTTAGTAGTACACTACTTATGAAAGTAAAACACAATAAATATAAAAACACCGGTATTTTATTTGAATTATTAGTAAGGAAAATTACTTCCGACACTATGTCAAATAATAATAGTAAAGCAGCAACTTTAGTAAAAAAATATTTTACAAAAAGTGAATTAGCAAACGAAAATAAACTATACCAAACCATTAACAATTCCATATCTCTATCTGAGGGGAAGGCTGAAACTATAATTTCTACCATTTTAGAAATGTCTAAAAAATTAGATAGAGAAAAACTGGCTAAAGAAAAATATAACTTAATCAAAGAAATCAAAGAAAATTTTGATATTGATGATTTTTTTCAAGCAAAAATTAAAAATTATAAATTATTATCATCAACCTATACTTTACTTGAATCAATCAATGATAAAGAATTTGGAAACCCCGAAATAATTATAAATTCCAAAATTAATATATTAGAATATATAACATCAACACCAGATACTAAAATTTCATTAACACCTCTAGTAGAGGAATTAATGGCTTTAGATAAAGGTACTCGTTCTTTAGCATATAAAATCATGCTTGAAAAATATAATACAAAGTTTGATGGACTTAACCCCGAGCAAAAAGAAATATTAAAAGAGTACATAAATAGTGCATCAGATGTTCCCAAACTTAAAAGTTATTTAAATGAAAAATTCATTAAAATATCAGAAAATTTAAAAAAGAATTTAAAAAGAGTGGATGATGCTGCTTTAAAAATTAAGATAAAAGAAGTTATAAGTCTAATTACCCCTATAGTAGAAAGTAAAAAATTAAGAGATGATCATTTAGTTGCTTTACTACAATATGTAGAACTTTCTAAGGAAATGGAGTTAGTATGAAAAAACTAAATTTAAAAGGTTTAAAAAAAGAAATGAGTACTACTGGAACTGGTGCATCATTTACACCAGGTAATGGGGCTCAATATTCCACCCCTAAAGCATTTAAAAAGCAAAAAAACGAAATTGGTGAACCTTTTACAACACCAAACCCATCTATCCCTAATAGAAAATCAGATGTTATAGATTATAAGAAGTTGTTTGAAAAAACATTTAGGGAAATGCTTGAATCTGAGGTAGGAGATACTAAAATATCAAGAGGTATTCAATCTACCGTAACTAATGTTGATCCTTCAACAGGGCAAATAACATGGGATATAGAATACACACCAGCATTTGATTCTGTATTTAAAGAATTTGATGATTTACGTAAAGCTATTTCTCAACTTGATCAAAAAACAAATGATCCTGTTATAGACGATATAGCTTCTATAATTATGTTACAATTTAATAAATATCGTACACATATTAGAAAAAATTATCCTGATTCTTATAAGAAATTTGCAGTAAACGAGGCTAGATATTCACAATTTAAATCAGAAACTAAACTACGTACACCCACTGAACAAATTCATAGGGCTGTAAGTGAAATAAGACGTAAAATAGACGATATAGTTAAGGTAGTGACTCATACCGAAAGAATAAAAAATGAATTAAAAGCCAATAATGAAGGCATTTCATATCTAAAACGTACTAGCAACTCAATCAATAAAATCTCAGAAAAATTACAAGACTTAAATAATAGAATAAAAGGTTTAACAGAATAATGGCTAAAGGAATTCAAACTCTCAATTATAGAGGTAGTACTAAGAAGAAAAGACCGGGTGTTCATGCTAAAAGCAAGACATCTAAATTGAAGAATTCTAAAAACTACAAGAAATTAAATGTAGGTCAAGGTAAATAATATTTATATATATGACAACACAAGATTTATATACTAAACTTTCAAAAGGTGAAATTACAGAACAAAAATTTCTGTATGAAGTGCGTCGTGATTCTAATTTACCATGGATCACATCACATAATTCCTTTAAAGATACAATCAAAATCCTTAAAAATAAGGGTATGATATCTGAAAAACAAACAAAAGAATCTATAGGTAAACAAGAAGTAGAAATTATAGCTAAAACTATTGATATGGTTAACCCATATGAATATTCAAAAGGTATGAATTTTGAACTTGATCTAACCCACAATTCAGCGGGTCAATCTAATATATCAGAAGAAGAAGTATTAAAAGCACAGAAAAAAGTACTTAAGAATCTTACCACCAACCCAAGTCATTACACACAAAAATTATCTATGGAAATGGATGGTGAAAGTATGTGTGATGTAGAAGTAAATGATAAATCAATTGCTGATTTAATAAAGAAAAATAAAAGTAAAAAAGGTAAAATCATTCGTGAACATGGTGCTGAATATGATAAAGTAGCAAATGTAAACTCATCTTCTACTATGCTTGAAGATGATGATTTTGAATCAGAAGACGATAGAGAAAACTATTACTTAGATTTAGATGATGTAAATGAACATGGTGAAGATCATAGTAGAGTAGCTGATGTAAACTCTAGTTCTTCCCCATTAGAAGAAGAAGATGTTGAGGAATTAGGGAGAATGCGTGATTCTATATATGAAAAATACGCTAAAAAATATGGTGTTGATGTTAACGAGCTAAAAGATAAAGTTGAAGCACATAAAATGAAAACTGAAGTCATTGAAGTAGATAATGAAGAAGACGCTATCAATATCCAAAAAAAATCTCCTGACGCTAAAGTTAAAATAGTAAAAAAATAAAATGGCTCAAAGACTACTATTAGAATATTCGGTTTTTACTCCTAAATTTACTCAATTATCTGAGGGGATTAGTGGTTTAAAAAATATGATTGTTGAAGGTGTTGTTCAAAGAGCAGAAGAATTCAATCATAATGGAAGACGCTATCCTTACGATGTTTTAAAGAGAGAAGTAGATAAATACATGGGAGGTCCAATTGCTGAAAACAGAGCATTAGGTGAATTAGACCACCCAGAATCCTCAATCATTAACCTAAAAAACGCATCACATAATATTAAAGAATTATGGTGGGATGGTAACGATTTGATAGGTAAAATAGAAATATTAACTACCCCATCAGGAAATATACTTAAAGAATTATTTAAAAATAATATTACGGTAGGTATTTCATCTCGAGGTATGGGTTCTGTTTCACAATTAGGTGAAGGCAGAGTAGAAGTAGAAGATGATTTTGAATTATTATGTTGGGATTTCGTATCAACACCTTCAACACATGGTGCCTTTATGAAACCAACAGGTCTAAATGAAAATCGCACATACCAACCAAATAAATACAGTAAATTAAATTCAATAGTATCTGATATCATATGTATCCAATCAGGTATTTGTTGTTTAAGATAATTCCTCGGACGCTACCGAAGGCAGATGTCGATTCCCTTACAGAAATGTAAGGGTTTCTTTGTTTTTTAGAAAACTTATATATTTATTAACAGATATGATAGGAAATTTCTAATATTTCCTCCCTCTTTACAAACATTCCTATATTACTTGCTTAATAAGTAATTTCACAACAAATTTATTAAAAAATGTCAAACACAAAGTTTTTCAACGATGCTATCGCTGAAGCTAAAGCTATCCGAGAAACGGCTCTTGCTAACGCTAAACTAGCATTAGAAGAAGTCTTTACCCCACAAATCCAATCTATGTTAGAAAAAAAATTACAACAAGAGGCAGATGAAATGGATGAAGCAAAAGATGACATGGATGAAGCAAAAGACATGGATGAAGCGAAAGCTAAAGATATGGATGAAGCTAAGGACATGGAAGAAACAAAAGAAATGGAAGAAACCTACGTAGAAGAAGGTGAAGACATGGATGAAGGATCAATGGAAGAAATTGATCTAGATGAACTACTTGCTGAATTAGAATCTGCTGAAGAAATGAAAGCACCTGATTCAAAAGTCGAAACATCTACAATGAGTAATAAACCAGTAGTTGAAGCAGAAGCTGATGACGAAGTTGGTGAGATTACTGTAGATGAATTAAAAGACATTATCCGTGATATCTTAGCTGATGTAATGGGTGGTGGTGCTGCTGAAGAAGAAATGGATCTTGATACCGAAATGGAAGATGGTGATATGGGAATGGATGCTGATGAGGAAATGGGTGATGATGAGATTAATATCGCTGAAAAGAAAGAAGTTGAAAAAGCTAAAGCTGAATTAAATGAAGCTATAAACGTAATCAAAACTTTAAAATCAGAATTAAACGAAGTTAATCTTTTAAATGCCAAATTACTTTATGTTAATAAATTATTCCGTAACAAAACCTTAACAGAAACACAAAAAGTTAAAGTAATTAATGCTTTTGATCGTGCTGAATCTGTTAAAGAAGTAAAGAATATTTTTGAAACATTGAAAGAAGGAATGACAAATGTTGAAGTTAAAAAACCAATGAACGAAGTTCGTTCTTTTGCTTCGAAACCAGCAGGTGTTGCTCCTAAAAAACAAATTGTAGAAAATAACGATTTTGTTGCTAGAATGCAAAAAATCGCTGGAATTATTTAATCTTAAAAAAACAATTATAAATGTCAAACATAGTAAATCAACTATTAGAGTCCGCAAACCCTTATCAGTCAGTACAAAAAGATGCTGCTAGATTATCAGGGAAATGGGCTAAGTCAGGTTTGTTAGAAGGAATTGCTAACGATACCGACAGAGCTAACATGAGTATCATGTTAGAAAACCAAGCTAAACAACTTGTTGTTGAAGCTAGCACAACTGGAACAGGTGCATCTTTTACAGCTGGTACAGGTGAGCAGTATGCTGCTGTAGCTTTACCATTAGTAAGAAAGGTATTTGGACAAATTGCTGCTAAAGAATTTGTTTCTGTACAGCCAATGTCTTTACCTGCAGGTTTAGTATTTTATTTAGATTTCCAATATGGAACAACTAAAAAACCATTTACCGCTGGTGATTCAATGTACGGAACTCCTTCAGAAAATTTTGGAAACAAAGCAGAAGGTGGTTTATATGGTTCTGGTAGATTTGGTTATTCATCTAACCAATTCTCAGCATCAGTTAACGGTGTAGCAGTAGCTACAGGATCTTGGGCAGACGTAAATTTTACATCTGAACTATCAGCTTCAGCCGCAGCTGGACAAATTAAAACAATTACATTAGCTCCTGCTTCTATCTCTGTTAATTTAGATGGTGATGCAGTACGTTCATTTGCAGTATCTTCTGGTTCAGTTCTTGAATCAAGACAATTACCTTCATTCACTAAGCAAGATGCTTCAGGAAATATAACTTTTGCTTTCACAGGTTCTACTGCTGAAATCACAAGTGGTAATGGCTATGTAGTACATTATTCTAAGAAAACCGCTGACAATGCCAGAGGTGATTTTGAAGAAGGTGCTGCATATTCTAATCAAAGTGGTGCTGCTGGTGGTTCAATTTCAATCCCATCAATAGATGTTCAAATGAGATCTGAAACTATTGCTGCCAAAACTAAAAAGTTAAAAGCACAATGGACACCAGAATTCTCTCAGGATTTAAATGCTTTCCACAGTATTGATGCTGAGGCTGAATTAACATCTATCTTATCTGAGTATATTTCATTAGAAATTGATTTAGAGATCTTAGATATGTTAATTGAAAACGCTCCAACAACAGAAGTATGGTCTGCTAAAGTAGGTAACCAACTTAATGCTGCTGGAAATGGATTTGATTCTAACACATCAGGTGTATACTACACTCAAATGAGCTGGTTCCAAACTCTTGGAATTAAATTACAAAAAGTATCTAACATCATTCACCAAAGAACCTTAAGAGGTGGTGCTAACTTTATGGTTGTTTCTCCAACTGTAGCTACTATATTAGAGTCAATCCCTGGATTTGCTGCTGATACTGATGGTGATGTAACAAAAAATTCTTACGCTTTTGGTGTACAGAAAATCGGTGCTTTAAATAGTCGTTACAAAGTATATAAGAACCCATACATGACAGAAAATACTATCTTGATGGGATTCAGAGGTAACCAATTCCTAGAATCAGGTGCTGTATATGCTCCGTATATTCCTCTTATCATGACTCCATTAGTGTACGATCCTAATACCTTTACGCCACGCAAAGGAATAATGACAAGATATGCTAAGAAGATGGTAAGACCTGAATTCTACGGAAAAGTGTTTATATCTGACTTGAATGTAATCTAATTAATAGATTAATATCTTGAAAAGGTGCCTAGCGAAAGCTAGGCATTTTTTATCTATACAAAAATTTGGATAATGTCCTCTCCTTTTACACATTTGTTAGATATGAATTAAATTTCCCTTAAATTCTTTATATTTATATGAGACGTTCTTATATAATTTTAATTAACCAATAAATGTTTTATGGCAAGTAAACCTCACACTGACGAAGTATATCGTCCCAAAAGAGTAGTAAAAAACCCAATTAATTTTAAAATTCAACTAAACGAAGAACAAAA